ATAGGTTGTATTTAGTTTGTGCTAGTTTAAACCTTTTTTGGAATTCTGTATTGACTAACCTAACAGGTTCATCGACACCAAAGTCAGTAATTAATTGCCTTTCAAGCTGATTGATGTCTTTTATTATCTCTATAACAGATTCAGAATACATATTTTTAATTTGGTTTGGTTGGCATGGTTGGTGGTTGTATACATAGGAATGTATATACAACCAACCATTTTCCAATGACATTTACCCTAAAACCACCTGTTTTACCAACCAAAAACAACCAATTACAAACCATATGCATTTAGAATATCTCCGAATTATATTCGTTAGTTTGATAACCTTTGCCCTTCTCATAAGTCAAAACATCTTGATCTACTAATTTTCTAAGCCATGTTTTTACTGTTGAATCATTAAGATTGGTTATCTTAGTTATCTCAGCTTGTCCTAGCCATACTGTTGCTGGTTCGTCTGCTTTATCTTGTACAGATTTGACAGCATCAATAATCGCTTGTCCTTTCTCAGATACTTTGGTTTTCTTTGGCATATCACCAACATCGACAAGTTCCAATGCACCTGATGTCATATCGTGAAATGGTAGTTTCTGTTCTATAAATTTAAAGTTCTTTGGCATTATTGGCTTACCATCTTTGACTAATGTTTGACTGAATTCAACAAACATATCGCTACCAAGATTGGTTCTAGCTACCCTGTATTCCCAATCTACCGATGCCTGTATAACAGAACTTCCTCTTGCCCTAGTAGATGTACCATGACCTGTGTGATGCACAATAGCTACACAAGTATTATAAGAATCCCTAAGATCATCTATCCTTTCAATAAATGCTGACATATCTTCTGTAGAGTTCTCATTACCAGCACCAAAGTTTCTTTGTAAAGTATCAACAATAATCATTCTGACTTTACCTGATTCATCTTGTGTTCTATCTATTGTGTCTTTTAACAGTTGATGGTCTTTATCGTCTAGTAATCTTGCACCCCTAGTAGATATTAATAATGGTGCATCTTTTATATGTATTGCATTTTGTTGTTGCCAACTAAGAAATCTTCTACTTATTGCTCTTGTACCTTCACCAGCTAAATAAACTACTGAGCCTTGTGTTGTTTCATGTCCATGCCAATTGCGACCTAAAACAATATTACAAGCCAAATCAACTGTAACAAACGATTTACCGCTTTTAGGTTGTCCAAAGATAGCAACTACACTATCTTCTTCACATATATCTTTTACGACCCATTTTGGTGCAGTAATGTTTTGCATAATGTCATTGACTTGAATTAAATCAAAAGAAACTCTTTTCTTTATTTGATTATTCAAACAATAATCCAAAAACTGTTGTGATGATGAAAAGAAGTCATTTACTTTGGCATCATATAAATCATCTTTATCTTTAAATTCTCTTGGTGGCTTTACAATGATTACTTCTGTAGCTATCTGACTTAGTTTATCTTTTAATTCTTCTGCACACTTTTTACCAGCTTCATCATTATCAGGGAAGATAATTACCCTTCTGTCTTTTAATGGTGTCCAATCTTGTTTGTCTAAATTATTAACACCACCATGCCATGTACAAACATCGCCATCATATATACTTTGACAACCTAATAACGCTTTCTCGCCTTCATTAATAATTACATAATCTTCAGGCTTATTATTATCACAATAGATAGGTAACAAACCATCAGGTCTTTTCATGTGCCATTCATTATTTATTTTAGTAAATGGTGCATATTTTTGTTTAATAAAATGATCTGTAGGAAACCGCATTACACAAAAAGAATCTGAATAGCGTGTAAATATCTCTGCTTCTTCTTTGAAGCGAAACATATCTTTATCAGTATATTTTCTTGTAGGTTTGTTAGGCGGTAATTTTTCTAATGGTTTATATTCTTTTAGAAAATCATCAGGATCAAGACCACGATTTTTAATAAATTCTATAAGTCCATAACCTTGATTGTTTTCAAAATCAAAGAAAGTTCCTTGTTCAAGATTTAAAGCAAGACTGCCTTTAGAACCCCAGCGATAGTATGAGCCATCCTTTTTAGATGGCTCACCTAATATTTGCACCGCTATTTCAGGTGCGATTTTCTCCCAATCTAATTCCATCAATCATTAAAATGGAATATCGCCAGAATCAAGAGTATCTAATACAGGATGTGTTTCTTTGGTGTCACCATCCGACTTAGGGAGAAAATTATCAGATTGGCTTTCGCCATTTTGATTGTCAGATGGTGACGTGTCGTACCCAATACTTGGGATGACAAACTCAGCAGGCCTATCTTTAAAACCTGCAAATTCAAAATTAGGAATAGCTGTAGAGCCTTTTCCAACAGAAATACTTTCTGATCCTGTCCATTTAACGACAGGCAGTTTACCTTTGTTTTCTGGTTTCTGAGATTCAGCATAAAAACTAGAACCCATACTTTGAAAACCTTTAAATTCACCGAAGCTATGTCTTTGCCACAAAGAAACAGGTTGTGTGATGTTTTGATTGCCTTCAACATATTTAGGCAATAACCAAACCGAAAAAGCTTTTTTATATTCTTCGTCTGGTCTAGGTATTGATGTATGTATATCGTCTGAAAATAAATACGAATATCCTTCTGCGGCAGAATACTTACCCCAACCAATTTTTATTGTATCTGTATCTACCATGAAATAATTGACATCAATTCTTTCATCTCCTCTGTACCAACACTTTTCTTGAAAGTGATGTTTTATATAATTACTGTCTTCTGAATCGAAGCCTTCAAATGGGTTGTTAGACATTTATATCTCCTTTAATTAATTTTAAGTAACAATGTTTTAAAAACTCCATGTTCAGTTCAACAAAAGGTTCTAGGTCTAACGCTGACTCTTCCTTAACAGATTTCTCTGTTAGATAACGAAGCCAGATATTAGTACAGAAGTCCTGAAAATGAACGTCATCTTCTAAACGATAGTGTCCATTAGTGAGTTGTTCTGTCATTGAGTTTTCTCCATGAAGTGCCACCTTAAACTATTAATTATTTTTTTGTCAATAATAATTGTAAAAATAATTAAAATAATTGTTGTATTTTTTTTGGTAATAGTTTTAAATTGCTCTTGTAATTAACAACTAAGGAGAAAATTATGCATCATTACGAAGAAAGAAAATATAAAGGTCATACAATTTGTATAGAATTTTATGGCAAAACTTATACATCAAAAGATGGCAGAAAGTATTTTGTTAAAGATAAAAATGGCAAAGTAATTTCTAAGTTTCGTGAATCTGTTTATAACACTTTAGAAGAAGCAAAGTATGTAATTGATTCAAATATTCTATATGGAGAAAACAATGAAAGCACTAATAGTTAAATGGCAAGACACCAACAAATATGTCTTACACGTTAAGTCCAACAATGATTTATTGCTGGAAAGAAAAAAACAACAACATGACCATTTACATCCTAAGATTGTATCTTGGGATGAATGGGAACTAATCGAAAGGTGTCAATAATGAAAGTATATGTAGTACAAAATCCAATGAATGCTAGCGACTCAACAGTAGTTTTTACTTCCAAAGCTAAAGCTGAATACTATGCTAGAAGCACAAACCAATCTGACTTTGGTGGAGAAGAAGTATATACAGTTGAAGTGCATGAGTTTGAAATATCAAAGCAAGGCATTTTACAAGCCATAAGTTCTGGTGCTGATATTTGTGGCGGTGGATTTATTGGTTATGAAGTATAAAGTACAAGACAATTGCATAGAAGGTTATGAAGGCAATGTATTGGTATCTACGTTATACATTGCCGACCCTGTTGCAAGGGCAAAATATATTTTACAATTACATAATTCAGGAGAACTATCACAATGAAATTTACAAAAGAAGAATTAGATTATATTCATACAGATGTAAAAATTAATTTAACAAAAGTTCGTGGATTACAGTTGAAGAAATTTCGCAAAAATTCTTGGACACCCCAAGATAAAGAAAGAGTAATAAAAAGGGAAGTTTTTTTAAGAACAATTTTAGACAAAATAGAATATTTACAAGGAGAAAACAATGAAAGACTATAAAAATTGGATAATACTATTTTTGTTATCACTACTAATTGCTATCGTTTCAAACTTAGAAATCTATTTAGTATGAGTCACCCTGTTAATGACGAAATACTTGACCGCCTTAAAGCCGAAGGTGAAGCATTGGGATATACAGGAGAAGTATTAGAAAAATATATATGGATGAAGTTCCATCAACTACCAGAAGGAGAACAATGAAAGAAGATCATAAAATGAAAAACTCATGGGAAGCCATGAGCAAAGCAAGAACTGAAAAATACCAAGCGTATAAAAAAGATGTCATGCCAATTATCAAGGAGATACAAGCATCAGGTGTTAAATCTTTACAAGGTATTGCTAATGGTTTGACAGATAGAGCAATCAAAACTAGGTATGGCAAAGATACTTGGCATCCATCACAAGTAAAGAATTTATTAGAACGATGATTCCTTTTCCAAATAAAAAATACAATATTATTTATGCTGATCCAGCATGGTCGTTTAGCAGTAAAGAATTACAAAAATATGATGGTAAAAGATTTACCACAATAGAAAAACACTATCCTACAGTTTCAAAAGATTGGATTAAAAATTTGCCTGTGCAAGATATTTCTCAAAATGATTGTGCTTTGTTTTTATGGACAACAGATGCACACATGGAAGAAGCGATTGAAACAATCAATGCTTGGAAATTCAAATATAAAACAATAGCTTTTGTTTGGGAGAAAAAAACCAAACATGGAAAAACTGTTGCTAATTTAGGTGCATGGACAATGAAAAATTATGAAATCTGTTTATTGGCAACTAAAGGGCAAATGTTAAAACATAAAAAAGTAAATAATATTTATCAAAAAGTTGAAGCAGAAAGAACCAAACATAGTAGAAAGCCTAAAGAAGTGAGAGATAATATTGAAAGGTTGTTTGGCGATTTACCAAGAATAGAATTATTTGCAAGAGAGAAAACCGAAGGTTGGGATGTTTGGGGAAATGAAGTCTAAAAATAAATTAAGACTGCGACTTAATATGTCGCACGATTCTGTTTACATCGACTTCAATGATTTTAGATGTGTCTTTCAAGAACATGGCATTACTTGTGTTTATCTGGTTGGCAAAGAAGAGCCTATACAATGTCGTGATTCTGTTGATGAAATTACCGATCAAGTTTTTAAACATTATGGATAAAGTCAAAAGAACTTTTAGTAATGCAGTCAGGCAACCATATCAGGATGCTATTGGTACAGTTTTAAAGATCATTGACTATCACAACAAACAAGCCAGAGAAGATTTTGCTAATACCCAGTTTCATAGCAAACAAGCTATGGCACTAAAATTATGGATGATAGACATGAAAGAATTTATCATTAAGCATGAGAAGAAAGCCTTACAAAAAAGCCAAGAAGAAAAAGGGCGAGAAGCAGTTTTATCAAGCATTAATGAAAATGTACAAACAAAATAAAAAAGGAGAAGAAGATGAAAAGAAAACCAAAGAGCCTAACAAAACAGGTAGCAGGTAATCATTATAAGAATTTAGGCATAGAACCAATAGAATATATCTTGGCTAATAAACTGTCTTATTGTTGTGGCAATGCGGTCAAATACATTACTAGAGATAAAGACGATAGAATCAACGACCTTAAAAAAGCAATACATTATTTAGAAATG